TACCGAACACAAGGTTAAGTTGGCAGAAAGGCGTACCCTTCTGTTCTGAGTGCCCCATCTTAATGCCCTTCACTTTGAAGGGGTAGTCACCAACTTTGAACTTCTTGCGACCTTCAGATTTGTCCTTGCTGAAATCGAGAGTGACTACAGATGATTGCCCTGAGCCTCCTGAGGAACGCTTAGACCGACGTGCGGGGGCCTCATCTTCAACGGGCTTACGCTTCTTCTTCTTGACAGGAGCCTCGTCCACATCGTCATCATCGTCAACTACGGGCTTACGCTTGGCCATTACTTGCCTCAATCATGTTAGGAATGGTAGGATTACGCATCACACGGCCTAAGGAGCCAGTGCGGTCCTTCGTCGTGTATTCGTCATGGGGACCAACCAATAGGCGTGTCTCCCACTTACTAACCTCACGCTTTCGCTTCTTATCTATTCCTCTAACCTCTTTCTGGTAGACATGACCGATAATCTCCACACAGGCTGTCGCGGGGCCTCTTCCCCCAGGAGATAGATCAGGGACGATCTCTCGGGCCTCGGTGTCGGGGTCGTCAATGATACGCTGTTGAGCTGTGAACACGACATGCATGGGCAAATTACGGAAATTGAGCATCTGCTCCTTCATGAGTTCCGCGAGCTTACCCCACTCGCGCTGGTTCATGACCTTAGGATCTTTTGTAGGATCGCGATCTTCACCCTCTTTTAGGATCTGTTTAATGCAGAGCCCTTGCATGCCTGTTAGGGTATCAAGGACTACAGATTCATAGGGATGATCGCCCTCCCTCAGCATCCAATAAGCAAAGATAACATCGGTCCACTTCTTGCAATGAAGCACTTCAACGCCAGGGTACTTACGTACTGACTTAGTACCCTTCTCGTTCATGTCAAGGACTAGGGGTTTTGGAGCCGTGCAAGCGATACGAGTCTTACCCTGACCGTTCCTACCATACAGTAGTACCTTGATCCAAGGTTCTGCCTCGTCAACCGGCACAATGCGCTTCCTGATCTTAGCAATCTCAGCCTCCCTAGACATCTTTCATCTCTCTTGTAGTAAATAGTTTCTTCTTCATCAAGCTGGTATCACCTCCGTGTAGGTCAATAATGCAGAGATCTCTGTAGTCACACATCCACACACAACTATCCTCAACTGACCTTGTGTAGACGTAGCCCTTATCGTTGGTTGCCCGCTTGATCCCCTTAGCCGATGAGATCAATTCTCCTCGGACACGCTTAAGGACCGGAGGGTCCTTCGGTACGTATGTACGACGGTAGAACCTCTCACGTTGGTTCGTAGCAATATGCTGAAGAATGGTGGCGTAATTGTCTGGGTTCTCACCTTGTTCTCGAATTGCAGCCATGTATGTCCAGACGTCAGTATCAATATTCTTTGCCTGAGACAGACCACCACCCTTAAGTAGCTTTGGTACTGTGGGAGCCTTCTTCCTAATTTCATCTACTACAAACCCCCTCAGCGGGCCATAACCCATGTACTCCATTGCATCATAGTACAGGGAGTACTGAGGGTCGAGCAAGATGAGGTCCTTAGCATCAAATTTTGTCCTCGTCTTGTAGTCCCACCCCCAGATCCCTCCCTTCCTGTCTTCTACAATGAGGTCAATGATAACGTTGACTTCGAGACCATTGGGAAGAGTGATGATCTCGTCCATCTCAGTGTCAATAACCGTGTACGATCTCTTGTCAGACTTCCCATACTGACGGATATAGGAACGGACGAGCCGAAGGCACTGATCCGGCATATCATGCCCAAGCGCTTCACGTTCTTCTTCGAAGTATGAGTTGAACTTTGCTTCGCGCTTACGGTGATGCGCAAGCCAATTCTGCCCATCGCGATAGTACATGAGAAGCTCGTGGACCCAAGATCCCATCTCAAGGTTTTTGTTCTTGGCTTTGCGACGTAGTTTCTCAACGTACTTATACTCAAATTGTTTTTCACACCTCCTCCATGTCTTAACTCGACTGTGACTTACGCGCATCTTTTGCTCTCTGTAGATACCAAATAGCTTTATCTAGATCAAGTTCAGGAGTACCTTTATGGTCAGCTCTTAAAAGGTACTTAAGAGCATTTCCCATGCAGAAGTCGAGGTTATGAGCCTCAATAACTTTGATAGCCTCATATGGATTATCTTCACCACCATAGTGATTAGGATGATTTACTAGTTCCACGCTCAGCGCTCCTTTGCCTCTTCATCGCTTCCATCCGCTTCTTGTGATTGGCCTTGGTTATCGGGGTGCCGTGCAAGTCGTTCCACAAACGGTCCCGAAACAGCGAGAGATCGTCGCACGTTGTCTTCATTAGGACGCTGCGCTTCTGCAGGTACACTCGTTCTTTCTCTGTCAGCCCTCCACCGTACCACCGCAGCATCCTGTCGTACTCCGCCCACAGATGCCACATCATTACGTTCTGTGCTTCTAGAATCGCTAGGCAGATCTTCCTCTTGGTTACGTTCATCGTCATTTCTTATTGTAACACATGGAACGTAGTCTGTTGTCGCTGTAACTTGAACCCATGTCCTATGTCCTTTAGTTCTAGTATGGTTGAGGCATGTAGCACTAAGACTCCCAGAGCTCTTGGCATATGCAGGCCTGGCATTAGTCCAGTCGCAATCATAACACCCAGCTCTCTCACCGTTAACTACCCTATCCCGTTTTTCAGGAGACCGATGGTTCAATGACTTTACCTCCTCCCCAGTGCGATCCAATCTTCATCTCAACCTCCATAGGTACTGTGATGTTAGCACCAAACTTCTTACGTACTACAGACATGTCAGTCATAACGGTATGGATGGTAGCAGCTCCCTCTTCACGGAAATCGTCTCTAACTTCGAATAGGATGGAGTCATGCACGGTACCCACAATCCGAGCACGGTCTTGTGGAAGTTTATCGACGAGTTGGATGAGGGACATGAGCATAATGTCTGAGGCGAAGGACTGAACGGGGGAGTTAATAGCCTGTCGCTCTGCATCTTTTTGAATAGAGGTGTCTGAAGACCGAATTGTAGGTAGGTGGCGTACGCGTCCGATAGGACTGTAGACTCGCTCATAGCGTCTTGCCAAGCGACGTTGGCGCTCGTGCCAAGCGCGGAACGCAGGATAGGACTCATGCCATCTTCTGTAGAACTGCTCTGCCTCGGCATCACTCACCTCAAGGTCGTAGTTGACAAAGGCATACTCAATAAAGTGCTTCCACCACATGCCAAACAGGAACCCAAAGTTTACTGACTTAGCCTTCTTGCGTTCCTCGCTCGTGATGTCTTGGGGTCTCTTACCAGTGAGAAGAACAGCTGTCTCGAGATGGGCATCTCGACCTTCAGCAAACGCTCTGAGTAGCGTGCGCTCATTCGCAAGCCAAGCGGCGATGCGTAGTTCTGCTTGACTATAGTCAGCCTCAAGGAATCCCCATCCTGGCGGAGCTCCGATAATAGATCTAATGAAGGGGTCCCGTGGAACCTGCTGAAAATCTCCAGACAAGCGTCCAGTGACTGTGCCAAATAGTTTGTATCCCGGATGGATTCGGCCACGTTTGTCCCTCTTCTCAGGAGCCCAGTTAGCGAAGTAAGTTCTGATCCACTTAGTCTCAAGCGTGCGGTACTCTAGAAGTCGCTTGACCTCGGGGTTTTGCTGAGCGAGCTTGAGAATGACAGATTCATTTGTAGACGGTGCCCCCTTAGCAGTAGTCTCAACGATAGGGAGACCAAGTCCGACCACTTGTAAAGGTGATCGCTTAGGCCCAACTTCGTAAGTCTTGCCTTTCTTGCCGAAGAGCCAAATGGCAACCTGTTGTGGCGAACGGAGATTGATCCCACCACACGATTCTCGTAGAACAGATTCCACTCTGTCTCGTTTTCGAATGGTATCTTCGAGACGCTTAACATACCTCTCCTCATCAATATATGGACCAATTGCCTCTACACGGGTAAGCGCGTTCGAGGCAGGCATCATCAACTTTGCAAAGACTCTTGTAGTCCTTCGCTCGTCTGGGTCTTGAAGCTGGGCTTTAAAGTAGACATAGAGCCTAAACGTATAGTCCGTGTCCCGTGCGTTGTATAGTAGAAGCTGACGAAGTGGCGCATGGAAACAGTCAGTCGTCTCAACTCCAACGTTGTATGCGGCGGCTCCAAGGAGAGTCTGAGATAGGGGCTTGAGGCCCTTGAGACGATTCTCATCCAGCATGTGTGCGGCGAGCATAGTGTCAAAGGTTTGGGTGACAAAGATACCGCGGCTTGCCAACCATTTAGCATCGAACTTTCCGTTCTGAGCCACGTACTTACAGTCAGTTCGCTCCAACGCTGGCTTGAGGAAGCGTAGCACAGCGTAAGGATCTTTCCATGTTCGTTCTTGGTGGTCCAAAGGCACCACTGCGGCTTGACCTTCTTCCCAAGTGAAGGAGATGCAAGCGATACCACCGGGTCGTTTCCACTCCTCTCCACCCTTAGTTCCTTCGACCCAAGTCTCAACG